CACCAGGTCCGAATCCGATACAAGGAATGCTGTTACGTCCCATGATTGTTACACCATTAGTAGAGAATGTCCATTTGTCTGTAAGCGGACGAGCTTTTCTCATGCCTTCTGTCTCAGCATTTCCGAGACGCTCTTCGCCGTACAGTCCTTTATATGCTTCTTCCAGAGCCTGTGTTACTTTGTGATCTTTCGGGATTACCCATGTCGGGAAGTAGCACTCGATCGGATATACAAGGTCTGTATAGGACGGACGGTTGTATTCATACATGGATACTGTTACGTCGTCGCCATATTTCTGTACAGCCGGAAGAGCACGGATCTCATCCAGGCAGCTTTCCCATGTTTCGCCTGCTGTCATACGACGGTCAAGAGATACAGAGCAGGAGTCAGCTACTGCACAGCGGCTTGGGGATGTGAAGAAGATTTCGGAAGTAGTAACAGTGCCACGTCCAAGGAAACGTGCTTCTTCCCATTCAGGGTTGTATTTCTCATCAAGCATTTTTACAAGACCTTTGATCTCTGTGGTATCAGCAGCATCGTTTTCGTTTAATGCGCGGATATCCTGGAGAATATCAGCCATTTTGTAGATTGCATTGTCACCACGTTCCGGAGCGGAACCATGGCAGGAAACACCCTTTACATCTACGCGGATTTCCATACGTCCACGCTGTCCTCTGTAGATACCGCCGTCTGTTGGTTCTGTGGAAACAACGAATTCAGGACGAACACCATCTTCATGGATGATGTACTGCCAGCAGAGACCGTCACAGTCTTCTTCCTGTACAGTACCTGTCACAAGTACCTGATATTTATCGTTTAAAAGACCAAGGTCTTTCATGATCTTAGCACCGTATACTGCAGAAACAATACCGCCCATCTGGTCAGATGTTCCACGTCCGCCAATTTCTTCATCAGATTCGAAACCTTCGTATGGATCAAATTCCCAGTTCTTGATATTACCGATACCGACTGTATCAATATGAGCGTCAAAACCAATGAGAGTTTTACCTGTTCCCATGTAGCCGAGGATATTGCCCATCGGATCGATCTGAACTTTGTCGAATCCGACTTTTTCCATTTCCTCTTTGAACTGCTTCAGGGAATCACACATGGTCTTTACCTCCTAAATCTGATTGGAAATAATTTTTCCTATTTCCCTCACGGAATGGGCGATTTTTTGACGATCAACCCGCTTCCCTTGAAGAACTTGGGTAATTGCGGCGGCTTCCGTCTGAATATCCTGAAAGGCTCTGCGGTTGCTCTCCAAGTCGCTTTCATAAGCGGTCAAGTCGGTGTCAACCTTGGCTTGGGTATAATCAGCGGCCTTTTCCGCCTGTTCTACATGGGTTCTCAACCACTTTGCGGCATCATACCCCATGCAATCTTCCACCAGTTCCAAAAAGTGGCGGAACTCAAATAGCGTGTGAACTGAACCATCTTTCAGGCTGACCACACAAGGACAAGGATCAATCTTCATCAGGCATCACGCTTCTTCCGGGTGCGCCGGGGCGGGTTCACATCCATCATGGGGGCGGGTTCCGGCTCCTCCACTTTGGGGCGATCCCACAGGGGGCAAGCATCGGGGCCGCCTTCCTTGTGGCAATGGTGGCCGGCATCAATATTGGGGCAAAGAGGGATTTCCGGGTTTTCGTTGTGCTGGGCAAAAATCCGATCCCCGTCAGGGCATTTGGGAAGGGTTTCCGGCTCCGTCTGTTCCTGCGGAATGTCAGGATCACCAGCCGCCGCCCGGTCAGCATCTTCCACGGCTTCCGGGTCAGGGGCCGGGGCTTCTTCCTCTTTGGGCTTTCTGCCCCGTCTGCTGGGCCGCTGTTCGCCGCTGTCAGCCACTTCCGGGGCGGGGGTAGCCGGGGTATTGCCGCCGTGCTTCATGGCTCCTGCGGCCCGCTGATTGGCTTCCTCGTAGACTTCACAGAAGGCTTCATAATCCAGCGGGATTTCCTTATTGCGGACAGTCAGCCGCCCACCGCCAAAGATCACTTCCGAAGTCTTGAAGGAAAGAACCCGGTCATTATCATCTGCCACGATCCGGGCCACAAGGTCAACCATACCGGCAACCTTATTGGCAACCTTTTCCCGAAGGTTCGGGCGGATAGAACTGATCTTGTCACCGCTCTTGCGGGTAAGGTCACGGCTTCTGTCCTCATGGCTGATCAGGATGATGTTTTCATAATCCAAATCCACCAGCCGTTTAATGGTGTTCAGGAACTCGGAAGTTACCATATCCCAAGCCCGGAAGGAATCATCACTTTCATGTTTCCACCCTTGCCGGTCACAGATATACACACGGCAAGCCTCATAGGTATCTTCCAACAGGTCAACCACAATGGTTTTGAAGTCGTTCTGCTTCTTTTCCAGTTCGGCCACGGCATCGGAAAAAACATCCCACGCCAACTGCCGCTTGGTCAACCGGCCTTCCACCGTCACCGTGTCCCGGATTGCGATATAGGGGGCATCAACAAACTTGATGTTGCCATCCGTATTCAGCATCAGGGGATCAGGAAACTGGTTGGCAAAGAAGGTCTTGCCGCTGAAGGGTGCGCCGTAAATCCACACAACCTTCTTCTTGGTGGCGTTCAGATTGCGCCGTTCATTTTTGGGAAGCAACATATAATCCCATCCTTTCTGACAATATTCTTCATACTCACACCACCCGCAAAAGTGGTTTGGGTGCTTTTGAAAATCGGTTTCTTCAACCATGTGTTTTACATCGGTCAGGAAGTCCACAACCTTGTAAAGATTGAAGGGAACCTGTTCAAGCCACGGTTCAGCCCCGTTCAGGGCTTCCCGCAACCTATCCCGGAATTGGGCCAAGGTTTCTGTTTTCTTCTGCCTGATCTTCACTTTGGGGACAAACAGAAAATACATATTCCTGATCCGGTGTCCGGGGTGGGTCAGTTCATAGAAATACTTGTATTCATGCAACTGACCGGAAACCATGTAGCTTTTGGAATTGCTGGAATATTTGAAGTCGTACAAATCGAAGGTTCCTTCATCCACCGGGGCCAGATAATCCATGAACCCGATGAAGTCAGAATTGCCAATGGGAAGTTCAAAGGTTCCGCCCGGTGGCAACAGGGCCTTTGCCTTGGGAATCAGGGCTTCCAGCTTCATCATTTCGTGAATGTGATCATCCGTCAGAATGGGAAAGCTGTTGGTGTAGAACTCCAAAGCCTGATCCACGCCTTCTTCAATTCCAGTGTGGAGGGCCGTCCCCAAAATCAGGGCGTTGTCCGGCTCCATGTTCGGGATCGTGTCTAATCCCTCAACATATCGCAAGAAGTATTTGAAAGGGCAACGGTTGAAACTCTCAACCCGGCTATGGGAACATCTTGTGGGCATGATTTCACCCCCTTTATTATGGCTTTGAATGTGTCAAACCCTTCCGGGTAAAGCACCATTGCCATTCCGCCGCTGTCATTGATTTGGCGGATATTGCGCTTTTGCAGTTCTGAAGGGGTTCCGTTGGTGGCCTTTAATTCCACTTCAAAGGCTATCCCATTCACCACAATCCGCATATCAGGAAGGCCGCTTTTCACATACCTTCCACCGCCCCAACGCTTTTCCCAATACCCACAGGGGGCAACGGGCATTTGGTCTTTCGGGTGGCCCAAGGGATAAATCCCCTCACACTCCAACCACTTCTTCAAGCGGTTTTCAAAGTTCTTTTCACCGGCCATTTGTAACCTCATTAAAGACGGTCAAATCATCAATAGCCAATTTGCCAAGTTTATGATGTAAGACTTCAATAAACATAGCATTCAATCCAAGGGAAACGATTTTAGTTGCCTGATCTTCAGAACATTTGAATCTTTTTTGGATTTCCTGAATTGCTGTACCAACTTCCTCTGAAAACCCCGAAATCTGATCCGTAATATTTTCAATTTCATCCATAGTTTTCACCCCTCCAATATCTTGATCAGGTTGTGAATGCCACGGGTTTGAAGGCCCTGAATCTTGCCGGTTCCGGCATAGAACTGAAACAGTTGATCATCAGACTTCCGCCAGCAATGGAAATGGCCGGTTTGCGGGTTCTTTAACTGGTATTCAATCCCGTGGGCTTCAAACTGCTGGATAGCATAAGCGATCCGGTCAGGGTTCTTGGAAACCCGGTCTTTGTGGTTTTGTCGGGCGTGTTCCCGCAATGCGTCCCAAACTTCATCCCTTGCCATAGGGGTTCACCATCCTTTAAGGCTCATGGATCAGTTCAAACACTTGGAACTGTTCAGGCAAAACATTGATTTCATAGTGATAGGGGGAAACATCGGAACCGCTCAAATCCTCGACAACATACATGGTGTATTCGTTCAGATACACATAATGCTTTTTGTAGGTTCCATTTTCCAATTCCACGGTTACAACCAATTCATTTTCAGAATTGTTGGACAGTGAAAAGTTTCCGATCAACTCAAAAAGCGGGGTATCTGTCCGGGCGTTGATAACCTCCAAGCGGCGGGTTATATTGAAATTGTCTGCCGCCTGATTGATGTTGTGGTTCACTTGGCTTGCTTCAGTACAGGCGCACAGGCTGACCGCCAAAAGTAATGGCAGAAACAACGAAGCAATTTTCTTCATCACTTTTCACCATCCTTCAGGGTGATTTTCACATAACCGGCCTTGGTATTGGATTTAGAACATTCCGCCGCAATAGCGGGATATTTCTTCTTCAGCTTGGCGGAATCCAGCCGGGTTTCAATAGTGGGTTCAACCAAGGTCAGGTTCAACACATCACTTTCAAACTTCTTCACGCCAAACTTCATCATGGCTTCATACAGGGCGGCTTTCATGGCCTTTTCCTGATCCTCAATGGCCTTCTTGTGGGCTGTCAAGGAAGCAATAGCGTTCAGGGTGGCAAGCTGGGATTGCTGGAAAGCCTGAAGCCCCGCTTCTTCATCGAAAATGGCTTGTCCGCATTCATCCACTTTTTCCGGGCAAGCGTCAGCACAGGAACCCCGATCCGGGCAGAAGTGGCAACACCCATCAAACTTGCCATAGGGACACGGATTTTCACATTTGGTCATTGTCCGCACCTTCTTTCATGTAAACATCGTGATATTGAAGCCCAAATTCAAGGGCGGCTTGGTGATCGTCAAAGTAAATATCCACAAGGTTTTCCCCGTACTTGTCCACCACCCAAGAAGCGGTTCTGTCCTGTACTATGTAGGTTCCAACCCCTTCAACCTCTAACACGGTTCCGAAGGGCAACGGGGAAGCACAGGAAACACCAGCAACCAGCGGTTCACCGGAAGCCCCGTACACAATCCCATTGGGGCGGTTCTCTGCCCATTGCCCACAGCAGATTTCACAAGCACAGTAAGCCGTTACCCTGAATTCTCCCAAATACACCGGTTCCGGCTCCACAGGTTCCAAAGAAACTTCCGGGGTGGGGATCACAGTTTGGGTGGGCTGAATGTCAACCGTTTGGGAAGGCTCGGTGTCCGGCTCTGCCGTAGTTCTGCCGAAGGCATGGGCCGTGAACCGGCCAAGGAAGAAACCAACCACCAGCCCCATCAGAAGGGCCACGGTGAACATTCTGCGGAACCATTGGTTCCGTTTAGCCCTCTGGGTGGCCTTCCTCGTATTTTCTGAACAGTTCATCGTTATAGTCCTTTCTCATTTGAAGGGTGGAATAAATATCTTCTTCCACCGTTCCCGGACAGATCATCCAGTAATAGAAGCAAGGGCGATTTTGACCGATCCGGTGAATTCTCTTTTGGGATTGCTCCCACAGTTCCCAACCTTGGGGAAGGCTGAAATAAATGATCTTGTTGGCTTTTTGGAAGTTGCCGCCCATTGCCCCGGCCTGATACTGAATGAAGGTCACAGAATTGGAATGGAAGTTGTAAGCGCCTAAATCCTTCACTTCACCGGATAGGATGGAAACAGGCCGGTTCATGGCTTTTACAATCCCCTTCATCCGCTCCATTTCTTCCGTGAAGTTATAGAACACAATCAGGCGATCTTCCGTACTCTCCACCAACTCCCTAAAGGCTTTGTAACGGTGGGGGTTATACAGGCCGCAAAGCTGACGGGCATACAGGCGGCGGGTTAAACTGGTATCACCAATCAATTCCCTTTCGGCATCTTCATTGGAACCCCAAAAATCTGAATCAAATTCAAATTCCTGAAGCGTGGTGGTGTTGATACTCACCACCCGTTCCCGCCAGAACTTCCAATATTCCTTTGCCGGGGGCATTTTCACCGGGATCATGGTCTTTTCGGGAAGGTCAATCCCGACATCAGCGGTGGTCATAAACACGGCCCCATATTCGGCCAGCTTCTTTTTCAGCCGGTCAACATTCTTGTAACCGGTGATTTTCTGCCGCCAAAAACCATCTTCTTCAACCCATTCCGTTTCAATGTACTGCTTCCAAAACAGTTCCTTTGATATGTTCCATCCCAAAAGGCGGCATTGGCTCCACAGCTTTTCATATTTGCCCCCGGTGGGGGTGCCGGAAAGAAGGATCACATTGTCAGGCTTCAGGCCAAGAATGAACTTTGACCGCTTGGCATTCTCATTCTGAATCAGGGAACTTTCATCAAGCATCAGCGTAAACCCGGAAAGGGTTTTCAGAATCTTCCGCCTGAAGGTCAGTTCATAGTTGATCACGCCAATCATCAGGGTTGGAACTTCACACCGAACCTGTTCCATGAACCATTTGAAGGTTTTGGGGTTGGTCAGATCAAAGACACAGTTCCGGGTGTAGTAGGCTTGAAAATGTTCAATCCAATCTGAAACCTTTGAACACTGACACACCACAAGATTGATCCGGGTGTTCAGTTCCTTCATTTTCTCTGAACCAACAAAGGTTTTCCCAAGGCCCATATCAAGGTAATAGGCGCATCGGTTGTGGCCTTCTGTCAGGTCAAGGGCCTTTTGTTGGTGCTGAAACAGTGTGATCATTGAACCTGAACCACTTCACCCAAAACCTTCTTGGCGTGGGTGGTAGAACCAAACAGCTTCTTCACCACGGCGGCACAGAACCCGGCGTAGTAGTCGTATGTATCACCAGCACCACAGGAAACAATGGTTTTAGTGCCATCCGCCCACAGAACAATAGTTTTCGGGCCGCTGAAGATAACCTTCTTCACAGGGGGAACCCCGGTATGATGAAGGCCGAAACTGCACCGGAAATTCCGGGACGGGGCAACAATTTTAGAAAGGCTCTCATTCAGGCTTCCCCAAAAATCGGGAACATAGGGGGCATCAGCCGGGGCCAGCTTATCTTCCGAAAACCAGAACAGGCCCTTGGAACTTGCGTCATTCTGAATCTGCTCCAACTCCACGCCAGCCTTCTTCTTGCTGGAATAGTAATTGCGAACCACACCGACACAGCCGGTATATTTGCCGCCATACTCGGCATTGGGAAGCACCTTCACGGCCATTCCAATATTCAACATCTTGATCATCCTTTCTTTCCGGTCAGCCGGACAATATAGATACAGTTCTTCACACGGTAGGCATCATACTTCTTGGAATACATCTGCACATTCCACTTCTTCCTATGGCTGGAAATGGTGGAAAGTTTACTTTTGGCCGCTTGGGGCGTGTCATACTCGAAACACATATTCTTTGCGTTGCCGCTGGTCAGAAAATCTTCAATGGCTTTGACTTCCTCGCTCTTAACACCGCCATTGAAACTGCCCTTGGGCGGGGCCTGAACATTGTATTTGATTTCCATTACTTCACCTTCTTACAAAATTTCCGGGGCCGCTATCGTGTCGATAAACAGCAAATCTTCAGTTCCGGGGATAGGATCATACAGGCTAACGGTTTGGGGTTCCCGGCTCCGCTTTTCTCGCTCATGCCCAATGGCAGATTTCATAGCTTTACAGGCCACAGTGACAAACTTCACTTTCTGAAGATCAGGAAGGGCAAACCACCGCTTCACACTCAACAGATACCGGAAGATCACCACATCAAACCATTCCGCCCGGTCAAGGCCCTGTTGATCCAAGTACCACCAAACAATGTTGATGTTGTCCGTGGCGAATTGGGCTTCTTTCGGGGTAAGGGGGCGTTCATAGAAGGATTTAGGCAACCGCACACCGCCGCCCACCTCATTCTTTGCTGGTTTCACTCATTCCCCCCCCCCAATCGTCAGGCGGTCAAGCCGAAAAAGCTGTTGAACACTTCAGCGCCCACATACTCCCTGAACTTGGTGGGGTTAATGTAGTAATTCCAGTTGTTCCCGGTGCCGGGAACCGCATTACCGAAGGGAAGAAGCCCACGCTGAAGGCCGATCCGCACAAACTGATCAGATTTGCCCATGCACCGGGCCGCTTCCTTCACGCTGATCTTCTTCACCGGGGGCGGAGCATCTTTCACCGGGGCGGCTCCATAGCCCATCAGATATTCAAAGGTCACGCCGGTAACATCGGCCAGCGCCTTGATCCGCTCCGGGCCGGGGGTGTTCTTCCCGGAAAGATACTGACTGATTGCGGCCTTGGAAATCCCGGCCTGTTCGGAAAGGGCAGATTGCTTCAAATCAGCCTGTTCCATTGCGTACTTCAAACGCTCTGCAAAGGTGTTCACATTTATAACCTCCTATTTGTTTTTTTTTGTGGAAAACCAGCTTCTTCAAGCCGTTTCCGAAGTGCTGACATAAATTCACGGGTTCGGTTAATCGGAAGGCCAGCGGCAAGCCGTTCTTCCTCAAAGGCAAAGCGGATTTCTAATTGATCAACCGTATAGAATTCTTTGAATGTGTTCCAAGTGTGGTGTTCCATATCCAACAACTTTTCCCATAAATCAGGGAAATGTTTTCGTAGCTTCCGAAGTTCATCTAATGGCTGAAGTGGACAACACCAACAGGACGGGCGGCGAAATAATTCATATAATCCACCCCAATCAAATCCCGCTTCATAGCAATACCGCAAACAATCCGCTTCAGCCCAACCCCAATCAATTAAAGGGTGGCGGTGGTTGGGGTCTTGATTGTTTTTCCGTTCAAGCCGGTATTCTTCATCAGCGGCAAGGGCCACAAGCTGAATCACCATCTTCTGCTTCCGAAGTTGCTTGAAATAGCGGGAAACAACTTTTTGCTTTAATTCACCGGTACACCAACGAACTTTTGAAGTGGGCCAACTTTTCCCCTTCAAATGCTGAAGTTCAGGGTTCTTTTTCTTTGGCTGATACTCAAACATCAAGTATTCAAAAGATTTTTCACTTTTCAGCCGTGTGAACTTAATCCCGGCTCCGGTGAAAATCTGTTCAAGGCGGTTGATATGCTCAACCATTGCGGGAAACTCCATTCCAGTGTCACAATAAATGACTTCATGAAGGGGATATGTAACCGGGTCTTGCTGGTGGCGCTTCAGCCATTCAAGGCCAAGGGCCGTGGAATCTTTGCCGCCTGAAAGGGACAGAACCCAATATTCAGGTTGGGGGGGGGTATTAGGTGCATACATCTTCAACCCTCCCAATACTGATCAACCAGCTTGTGGGCCAGTTCCGGCCCAAGGGTCTGAACCCAATCTTTTCGGGCTTGCTTGGCTTCATCTTCCTTTTCGGCATCTTCCGCCACATAATCCCGGTTCAAGGTGTCGGGGTGGTAATAGCGGACAATGGGGGTTCCACCATCCACATTGGCAATGGTCAGTTTGATCCGGCCATTGTGGTTGAACCAGTCGTTTTCACACCGGATTTCCAGCCCCTCCGGGCCGGTGGAAGCCTTGAAGATTGCCACATCAGACGGGGTGGCTTCCTGCTTGATATTCAGCCGGGGGTGAATCCGGCTGATCAGTTCCCAAGCCTTCCGCTTGGTCAGCTTCACATTCATTTAGATTTCCTCCTGAAATTCACAATCACAGTCAGCGCAGATCACATGAACTTCTTTGGTGGCCCGGATAATAGCCCCGCAACAGGGGCAAACATACTTCCGGGAAGTGTTCTTCTTGCTGGAACCCTTCAGGCCGGTGATCCTTGGCCGAACAAGGGAAAAGCCAGACTTTCCAAGGCTCTGAACAAATTCAAGGGCTTCCGGGTTCAAGGTGGTTTTGTGCCAACCGTACTTTTCGCCTTTTTCCACCGTCAGGCCGTGGGCTTCAGCGGTTTCCCGGAACTTCTTGTTGTGGTACAGGCCAGAACGGGAAGTGTCCTGAACACCATCCTGAAGATTTTGAAGGTGAACCATTTCGTGAAGCAAGGTTCCACAGGTTTCTTCAAAGGGCCGGTTCAGGTATTCGGCGCACAGATTGATTTCATAGTGGCCGTCATCCTCGCCAGCCTTCCAAGCCTTCCAGCCGGTACACCATCCATAGGCCCCACGGGTATGATCCGGGGAAACGGTGATCACGGGCTTTTCCAGCTTGTCAGCGAAGAACCGGGCGTTGAACTTTGAAAACAAATCTTCAAGTTCTGCAATCACCGGCTTCAGGCTTACTTCATTCATTGTGGTTCATCCTTTCCAAAGTGTAGACTATTTGCCTACTTATGAAGCAAAAAAAATAGCCACTCGTTCTTCTTCCGTCAGGCCAAGAAGATCATACAGGGCTTGAATCTCATTGGCCCGAAACTCGCTTCTGTTATTGATCTTATTCAGAAGGCCCTGATAAGTAATTCCGATCTTCTCGGCAATGAACCGAAGTTTATAACCGGATTGCTCGATCTTCTCACGCAACAGCTTTGTGTTGGTCATAAGGCGTTCACCCCTTTCATTCTTGGTGTAGGCGTTTTGTCTACATTCACATAATACCACCTTGTAGCCCGAATGTCAACATCTTTTTTGAAAAATCTAAAAAGTTGTTGACAAGACGCCAACAGCGCCGTATAATTAGTAACAGAAAGGGGGCTATCAACTTGTCTACCATAGGAAATAGAATCCGAAACCGCCGTGAAGAACTCGGTTTATCACAAGATGAACTTGGAAAAAGACTTGGGTACAAGTCCCGTTCTTCAATAAATAAAATTGAACTGGATCAGCGGAATTTAACCCAATCTAAAATCAAAGCCATTGCAGACGCATTGGAAACCACCCCATCCTATATCATGGGCTGGGATGAACCTGATCAGAAATTCGATGAAGAAAAACTAAAGTTCTTTGATAACCTTTTCCCGATCACAGTTAAGAAGTTTCCGTTACTTGGAAATATCGCTTGCGGAAAACCTATCTTTGCCGATGAACATTTTGAAGCGTATGTAGAAGCCGGGGCCAATATCAAGGCTGACTTTTGTTTAAGGGCAAAAGGGGACAGCATGATTGGGGCCAGAATTCAAGATGGGGATATAGTGTTCATTCACAAACAGGAAATGGTGGATGATGGGGAAATTGCCGCCGTTCTAATTGATGATGAAGCAACCTTGAAACGGGTCTATTATGATCAGGAAAACGGAATTCTTCAGCTTTTCGCTGAAAACCCCCAATATAAAACCATGCGCTTTACTGGTGAAGAACTGGATCATATCAGAATTTTGGGGAAGGCGGTTGCTTTCCAAAGTGATGTTAAGTAAGGGGTGATCAGTTTGTTTGGAAAGAAGAATGTGTGTGACTGTTGCGGGCTGAAACTTCATGTAAAGCCCATTCAGATCAGTGACGGCGGCATTTGTGGGCTTTGCAATACCATCTGTACCGGCTCCCCAATGACAACCGTTGCAAAGGTGAAAGCGGCTTGGGATGAAAACAATGCCCGGTTACAAGTCTTTAATCCCAATATGACAGTTACCAATTTAGGTTGTGGGTATATTTTCATTGATACAGAACACAAAATGGCCTGTATTTCCAATCAGAAAAAGTTGCAACCACATTCAATAGTGTTCACCTTTTCTGAACTGGAAGAATACCGGATTGAAAAGGTTGGTGAAAAAACGATCACCAAAACCAAAGGTGGAATCACAAGAGCTGTTGTCGGCGGTGCCACTTTCGGACTTGCCGGGGCCATTGTGGGCGCTTCCACCGCAAAACAAGAAACGGTGAAGAAGGGCGGGGTTCCAATCCTGTATCTTGATTTGAACTTGAACGGGTTGAAAACCACCCTTTCTATCAGCAATCCGCCATTCAAAGCAACTGAATTCTTGAACAACATCATTGATGAAAAGTAAAATCCTTCAACATCCAAGATCGAAGCCCTATTGCTGATATTTTCTTCTTT